GTTTTAGCTTCTTCTTTTGTTTCAACAGGTTTAGCTTCTTCTTGAGTTTTTGTTATTTGACCTTTTGAGTCTAACAATCCTTCAATATGTTTAGCTGCACCTTGTATTGTTGCATTTGACAACAATGGGTTTGCGTCAGACATTAAGTCCTCCTATGGGTTAAGCTCCCCTATGGGGTTGGCCTATTCTAATCATTCAATTAGAATTTTATTTCTTGATTATTTTTTTAAACTAGACAATTGCTTTTCAGCAAGTTTTCCAGTTTCAAGAATTTCTTTTAAGTGCTGTTCAACTTTACCTAGAACTTGATAAGCTAACCAAAGTTTTTCTCTGGCTTCACTATCTTTAGCTCCAGTCTGTTCTAACAATGCACTAGAATAAACTTTTTTAAGATTCTCAAACGACTCTTTAAAAAGATCATTCTCTAATATTGTTTTGGCCTGAGAGGATCTGCTCAATTCCTTGACCCTCTGGGCTTTGTCCTTTTCGTTCATCTAATCCTTGTACTTGTTGACTGAACATACTAGCAGATTTTTGTGCCTGTTCAAGTATCTTACTATTTTGTGAGACAATCATTTTATCTAAGTCAGCGTCAGCTTTAATCTTCTGAGCATCTAACTGAGCATTATATCTTAAACTCATATCTTTAATTCTAGCCTCAAAATCAAGTAACATTTTCTTATTGTCTTGTTGTAGTTCTTGATATTGTAGCTCAAGATCAGCAATTTTTCTTTTATTCTCAGCATCAATCCTAGTCATTTCAATTTTTTCAATTGGTGTAATAGGAGGTGGAGGTGGTGGTTGAACAAATTGTTTTCCAATATCAGGATTTACAAAATAGCTATCAGTTGCTTTTAGACCTGCATTTTCAATTATTTTAGATAATGTATTATAAATATTTTTAAGAGTAACCATTGGGTATTCTCTTTGGCCTTGCAATTGGAAAGCCTGTAATTGTTTCTCTAAAATATTATTTAAGATTACTATTTGTTGTTCTTTAGTTCCTGTGCCAAGACCAACTACAATTGAAATATTAAATCTATTTTTCCATTCAGTCGGTAATACTGGAATGTATTGATTGTTAATTTGAATTATTTTTTCTTTATCTTGATATTTGACAGACAATTCAAACATCTTTCTAAATAAATCTTTAACACCAGTCTCAGCAAATATTCTAGCAATTAATTCAGAACGCATTTGCGTTTGATTCATTATAGTATTAATTCCAGTTGCTGTTTTATTTAAACTGTTTGAATCTAAACCTTGATTATATTTTGTAATACCAGTTCTAACTTCTCTAATTGTATCTAAGTATTCCAATAATGGAAATGCTTGTTGTGAAATTGGTTGAGCTTGTATCGGTTGCATGACTTGGCTTGGTGGTTGTTTAGTTCTAACAACTCCTCCAGGTCTTGAAGTTAAAAGATCATCCATGTTTACCATGCCATCCATAACTGCAACTCTGTTATTATTTGTTAAATACATATTGTCTAACAATTGTCTCATTACAGTTGATTTCATCAATTGAATATCTTCAACTAATTCTGAAACTGATCTTCCATAAAATCGGTGTGGCATTGGAATTGGAGTAACTGATACAAATGGAATATTATCGCAAGGCATATTCTCTAAAATTTGATCAGCACTTTCACCTACACAAACTATTTTTCTAAGTTCTGCAATTCCATCTCCATCATAATCATAACGAACATAGTTTTCATAAACAGTTATTTTTTGTGTTGAAGGATCAACATCAGTATCAAAAGGATAATCATCTATGTTTTGGAATCTTGCTAATTTTTCTGTATTTAAAACTGATGAGTCAGAAGCTGGAAGACCTTCCACTTCTTCTTTATCATAACCCATAGACACTAATTGTGATCTAGTCATCTCAACTCTATGAGCAACATAATTTGCTTCTTCTAATTTTACTGCAGTCTTTTCAATTAAAAATTCTTCTGGTGGAATTGATTCAACTTTAATTTTACCTTTTGATTTAATTCTTTTAATTTCTACATTGTGTAATTTTGCAGTTGGTAAATTTACATCAATTCCAATTTGAGACATTTGTTCTTCAACAGCTTCAATATTTTCTTCTGTTTTTTCATCTTCCATTTCTTCATGGGAAATAATCTCAACTTCTTTATCATCAATCAATGCTTGATATTCAGCATCATCTAAATTTTTATAAGTCTCATGTTCAACTTCTTCAGACTCATCATAAAATACTTTTAAGATTCCATTCTTTTCTAAAAGTGCGTCTTTAAAAAAATTATAAAGCAAAACAAAACCATCATTCTCTTTATAAAAAATATGATTTAAATATGCTGTAGCTTGTTCTGCTAAAGGTGCATCTTCAGCTCTTACAGGTTCGCAAGTTACGACTTTATCTGATGCAGTAAAAACTCTTAGGAGGTTTGGCAAAAGGGATTCAATCGTATCTGCAACATCAGTTGATACAACTTGTGATCTTCCATCAATCTCATTTCCTAATTCTTCACCTTGATAATACTCTAAAGATTTTTCTCTTTGAGTAGATAAAGTTCCACCTAAGAATCCTAAAGAATTATTAATGTGGGTTTGTAAAATATTTCTAAGTTCTGGATTTTCTAATGATTCTATTTTTTTTGCCATAATTAAACTATATAACTTGTATCAACATATATTTCTTTTTTCCAGTCTGTTCTTTTACCTCCGACAAAAGTACATCCATACCTAAACGCATCGGCAGGGTGACTGGCAAAATTATGAATGGGTCTGTTTTTAAAACATTGATTCTTATCATCCCATTTTTTTTGATAAGCTTTTAATGCTTCAACTCCTTGATGTGTTTTTTCTTTATCAAAATAACAATTTGGTAAAGTCTTTCTCACCGATTCAATCCCATCCTCAATTGAAAGTTTAGGAGCTATATCAAATGATATACCTAAATCTAAAGCTGATTCAAGCCTTGATTTACCATAAGCTCCTAATTCTCTAACTTTTATATCATGTGGAGCTATATGTCTATCATATTTGTAAGGTTTGCTTTCCAATAGATCAGCATAGAAATCTAATCCTTCACCACTGCTTTCTTCATAATCAATAACTCTAATCTCATCATTATGTTTTTGAACAAACCAAATAGCAGTAGAATCTTTAAGACCCAAATCCCACCATGTCTCTGTATCTAAATTAGGATCATAAGGTACATCAGTTATTCTTCCTTTCTTTTCAAGGTCTTCAATAATCGTACCATAATAAGAACCAGTGATTGCAGCTTGAAATGAACATTCAAATTCCTGATCATATAAATCTTCTGACATCATTTCTTTTGCAGAGTTTAATTCTTCTTGATCTAATATCTTAGTCTCACTAGCTTTAAAAACCCCAGTCCACCAATCCTTCTGTTCTTTTGCTTCTCTGTGGAGTTTGTAAAAATAATTTTGTCCTTTGGGTGTGCCAATAAAAATACACCATCCTTTTCGGTCAGCCAAAGCAGGTCTGATGATCTCAGGAAATATTGTTGGAGAAATACTTTGGGTTTCATCCATCACACATCCATCTAAAAATATACCCCTTAGTCCTTGATCATTTTCAGCACCTAAAATTGTTATTCTTGAACCATTAGGAAAGTCGCATCTAAGTTCTGATTCATTGAATTTTACAAAAGGAATATTCTTAGCAAAGGTTTTAATGTAATCCCATGCTGTTGCTTTACCTTGTTTAAAGGTTGGACTAATAAAAGCATATCTTGGATTAGGTTTGGGGTTGGTCAAAGCATCTCTGATCATGTGATTGATACACATTACAGTCTTGCCAGACCTACGATGTGCAACAATAACATTAAATCGGCTCTTAACGATTTGATTGTGCAAAAATTTTTGGAGTTTTCTAGGTGAATATGGAATTACAATTTCAGACATTTTAAAACAAAACCCCCCTGTTAGTGAATTGTCCTTGATAAATTATAATAATCAGTATTAATACCAAGTTCATCTACCATGTATTCACTAAAGTCTTTAGCTTCATAGTAATCCTCAAATCCTTCAAAATGAATACTAACAGAATTACTAGATTCTGAAATAATCACAATAGCATTTATTCTGTTTTTATATTCATCCGACATTGAGGTCTCCTTGTTTATCTATATATACCTCCTAACGTTAATAACGAAGCGTTATTTTTTAATTCTTCGGTGGGGTCTGTTTAAAAACCCTACCTATTAGTTTTTTACAATACAATTAATAGTTATTACTGATAACAATCTATTATCAGGGCTTCTTAAAAATAGAAATCAAGCTTGTTTGTGTGTCAGTCAGGTTGAAATGTTATTTTTTTATTGCTCAGGCCTTCTTATATCAAGTGAGGGCAAGTTGTTTGTGTGAAAGTTCCATAATCTAACAATCTTAATTAAAAGATCATTGAATTATTATTGATTTAATTGATTTATTGTTAATTAGTCTTTAGACCATTTTACAATTAATGGTTTATTATCAGCGTTTGAAAGCTGTAATTTTTGTGCATTGTCGTTATATTTTGGAAGTAATTTAGACGCTTTCCACTTAGTTAATGCAACAGCTTCTTTTAATAAATGACTTGTTGCAAGGTCGCCTTTGCCTTTCTCTTTAAAATCTTCAATCATCTTTTTTAATTCAGTTTGGCTTTCACTTAATAGATAATCAACGCCATCTTGCTTTGCTAATTCGTATTGCTCTCTAACTTTGGGTTTTTTATGACATAATTGTCTAAATCCTTCCCAGCTCAAATTCAAGTCTTTTAGAATTGTTTTTATTCCATTACCCAAAGCTAATTCACTGTAAATTTTATTTAAGACTTCATTTGTAAACTTAATATTATTCATATAATTATTTTAATTATTGCTATTGACAATTTATTTACAATAATATATTTATGTAAATATGTTTAATTTATACATAAAAAACAACTAAAAAGAAAGGTTAATTATGATTACATATAAAACAATTACTTATCATTATCCGAAGCAAAAAATACAGATTGATTATAGAGGTAATGGAAAGTTCTCTATTTGGTCAGTTGATGACACAGGCCAAAGAGATTATGAGCCTCTTTATCAAGTATTTGATCCTATTGTAAAAAAATATCCTAATTTTAATAATATATTTGCTGATACTTGGGTAAGTAATAATCGTAAATAATTAATAATTAACAATTAAAACGCCAGTAATTAATTTTATTGGCGTTTTTTTTTGTCTATAATTATTTTAAAATATCTATTGACAATTTATTTACAATATAATATCAATACATTAAACAAACAAAGAAAGGTTAATATGACTAAAAAAGAAGTTAAACAACAAATAAAAAAAGAAGCTATTGATATATTAAAATCATTAATAAAAAAAGATGATGTTTTATATACTCAATTAAATCATGTATCTCAGTCAGGTATGATGAGGCATATATCTATTAAATACATCAAAGACAATAAGCCGATGGATATAACAGGTTATATTGCTGAAGCTGATGATTGGAAAGAAGCTAAAAATCGTTTTGGTGGATATAATGGTATCAAAGTTGGTGGTTGTGGAATGGATATGGGTTTTCATGTTGTTTATAATATATCAAAAACTCTTTTTAACGATGGTTATGCTATTAAACATCAATGGTTATAATCTATTGACAAGATTTAATTATAATTATAAATTGTCAACATAAAGAAAGGTACAACATGCAAACAATAATAACACTACTTGCAATCGGTTATGCGATTGGCTTTGTAATAATTGCTTACTTTGGAATTGTAGGCACAAATGAAGTTATAGACTATCACAACAATAAGAAAGGTTAATTATGAAAGCTAAAGACTACAAATCAATTACTGAATTATTACAAAAAAAATACAATAAAAAGTTTTATGATTTTGAAGACTTTGAAGATGTATTAATTAAAATAAGAAAGGGCAAATAATGAAAGGTCATTTAATAAAAATAATAGATAATTGGTATTACGATAATTTAGGTTTAGTAATTAACAAACTTAAAAGAAAGGATCAAAAACAATGTTAGATAAAAATAAAATTATTTTAGAATATCTTGATAATAAATTATTAGAAATTGAAACTAATATTCAACAAACAAAAAAAGAATATCCTTGCGATAGTAAAGACGCTTTTTGCTATGAGTGTGGAAGTAATACTAATGATCCCAGTTATGATGAGCAAATGCAATCAGTATTTATTTTACAAGAAATAAATAAACTTAAAAGAAAGGTAAGTTAATTATGTTTTATCCGACAGTTAAAGAATACAGATCAATACGATTTAAAGGTTATGACATCTTTTTACAATTAAAACTTAATGGTGTTATGGTTGCAAGTTGCTTACATGATCAA